TTTCTTTTAAAATGTCTCACCAATTAATTAACGATATGTTACACCTTAATTTCTTAAGAAATTACAATCAAAGCGTCAATGACGGCCGTTTTTCAGTCGTCAATGACTCATTAGTGACCGTGAAAGCTCAAGGGAGTTCCTTTAGCTGCGACGTGTCGCTCACCACTGACTTCCAAATCGCTGGTAAGTCAGCCCGAACGGACGTAGTCATGGGCCACCCGGACTACTCCGGCTATAACAAAAAGTTCATCACTGAACATGGTTGTTACGATGCCTGTCTTGCCGTGACCGAGTTCGCCCGCACTACGATCGAGAAGCGCATGGTGAACGACGACACTTTCGCGGTCCTGAATCGTCAAGAGCAGGGCGACAATCAGTCTGCGTTCTTAATGAACATGCTGATCTCGTGGCTCAAAGCCCACATCCACGAGCGTTGCAACGGAGACGGGTTCAATTTTAGCGTGAAAACGAGTCCGTACGCAGATTCTCATGTTATCGTCCCTCTCGATCAGATGGCGGCCGACCACGTCTACGACATCGAGCTCGGTGAGCCAGTGCCAGAAGACAAGTTCATGACGGCGCATTGGACTTGCCGTACCAAAGAGAATTACTGGCAGAGACCATACGTCTTACACTATAATAAGACGGGCACGGCACAAGAAGCTTTCTACCTGATACATACGCTGGGTAGGACGAAGTCAAGTGCACTCAACTTTGACCGTGATCTACCTGGTGTGGACACCAACCAACTGCTGCTTGACGCGGCAGGTGGAGATGGTGTATCTTCTGCTAACTTTGACGAAATCCCATGGGAGAACGCCGCTACGCTTTGGTCCTGGATACAAGACTATGTATTCTTGAACAGATTATCGCAATCATTCGCGGCGTGTCTAGAGACATTGGGTGCTATGGCGTATCAGCCAAACTGGAGCTCAATGGAAGCTTGCCAATGGCAGCAAGCCCAGCTAGTCCTGGCCATAGCCAAGTTTCAACCTACGAGGGCAAGGATCAGAACCAATCTGGAAGGGGATCCGTACAAACCGTTCGCTGGGGCTGACGAATACCTGCTGACTGAGGCCAGAGACGCAGACAAGTTCCTAGTGACGTCAGCGCTCGCTAGTTATTACATGTGGTTAGGTACATACACGATAGTGGCGAATGAGGCTCTGTCGCGTGGGGCGTGGCGCACTGCGTTCACTTCCAACGGCGGTCCGCTCCACATTCTCCGCACTCCAGCAATGAGACCAGCGGCGATATCAAGCGTGATAGGGCGAGAATATGCTTCGTGCATGAACTACAGCTGTTCTATGCATGTTGATGTCAGCAGGGTCGGTGACGTACACGAACTAAGAGATTGTGAATCACCGGACAATTCGCTGCCCAAGACGATACCTATAAACGGTATATTTGCACCCGTTTCCGGAAGTCTGTGTCTTGGGACCATATCCGGTGAGTTTGAATTCCTCCAACATCTGAAGGCATTGCAAGAGATACCTGGATCAGAACCGGGAGAGGAGATCCTCAGCCCGGTCGTGGTCACACAGATCGCCAACATGTATCGGCTCTTCGGACATGACACAGTTTGGGTCGACAATAACAGTGGTGAACAAGTCTACCCCTGGGCGACATCAAGGGAATGTGTGATAGAACCAGCTTCTGTTGACACCTGCCTAGGGCCACGCAAAGCCTTGTTAGCCTGGTCTTCACATCTACGGGAAGGTAGGAACCACTTGCTCCCCAATGTGAACACACTTCTGAGAAGTGGTGGGGCTCAGATCTTGATACAAGCACCTACACTGCGACTCACTGAGTACGGGTCACGCACCAAAGAGCTGCGACCGGTAGCGCGAAACCGCAGACCACCGGTTCAGCTCAAGTTCTTGGTCAAAGCACCGCTGGTATACGATCCGGTCACGTATAGAGCTCGGCCGCTCAACCTCGCATCGACTCAGAATTTTCACCGGGTAATGTCGGAGGTACCCGCGGTCAAACCAGAGGGTCCGAGAGTGGAAGCTCGTCTGACTGGAGCTGTAGACACAGCGTCGGATCAGGACGGGCTTGCACCCGTTGCAGAATAGAAATCTGCACTGACTACAGCATCGGGAATCACGGCATATCGATGTTGCATAAAGGCCGTGCGCAAGCAAAAGCGCGAAAGACTTTTGACGCCATCACGGTACACAAGGACGACCGTGGTGGTAGAGAATGGTCCTTGGAACTCCGCGACGGAATGGTCCCAGCCTGCGCGAGAGTAACAGAGAGAGGGACTATCCTAGCAACGGAGTTTGGAGACGCCGAGCTTGTCTTAATTGACCGGCTGGACATGCTGCTGCCACAGCGTGACGTTGTTTATGATTATTATGGCGTCTCCGTCAAGTGTAGACTGTTGCCAGGGAAGAACGCCACCTACGTGTACTATGTGGTAGATCAAGAACTGTCACCTACGACGCTGAATATACTGGCCATGCTCTCGAGGCACTTTTTAGGTAACTACGAAGGGTACTACAATGACTACTGTTCAATGAGCAGTGTCTACGCAGTCCTGGGGCAGGCGGACCCGCGGCCGCAGTTCTCTAGGGCACAGCTTAAAGATCTGCCTAAGCCTAAAATCTCTGGAGACCATCACATACATTTCACGGCAAATGAAATCTACGATGCGCTCGAGAGAAGTGGTAAACACGTCAGAGCAAAAGAAGCATTTAGGCTTAGGGGCGAGGTAACGACTAGTTTCGTAGGAGGTGTGATGTTATGGCTAGCTTCCCTACCCGACACACAGGCCGCCGCAATAATCAACAGTGATCTGTTGGATCAGAGCGGGCCGGCAGAGTTCATGAAGTTAGCAAAAAGATTATCTGTGCAGGCCAAATCTTTGCAAAACTTGGTACCGGAAGACTTACGGTACATTTTTGAAGTAGATGTCCTGGTTAATAGATGTTACGGCTCCGTCGACTGGGAAGGAGAGAAGAAGAATCGCGTAGAGCCCAATCTAGCACAGCTGTCCGGAAAGGAAGTGTACGAAGAAGCAGTTAAGCTGTTCACGACTCACGACCATACGGCGAAGAAACCTAGGAACTTCAAGTGGGAAGAGTTCTGGGAAGCTAGATGGCAGTGGTCAGCCGCAGGGTCCATACATAGCCAGTATCCTGAAGATGTTAAGGACTTACCGAAAGATAGAGCGCTCAAAAACAAGTTCATCCTACTGTCGACACTAGAGAAGTGCGATATTGGCAAATTCACCAACAGGAGGCCTGAAATCCACGCTTGGTCCTCAACAAAGTACGAGTGGGGAAAGATGAGAGCAATCTACGGTACAGATTTGACTAGTTACGTCTTATCACACTTTGCCTTCTTTAACTGTGAGGACACGCTACCGGCGAGGTTTCCTGTAGGCGACAAGGCCAGGCCGTCTTTTGTTTCGGCTAGTGTTAGTGCTGTGTTAGAAGGGACTATACCTCTGTGTGTAGATTTCGAAGATTTCAACAGTCAACACTCGAATGACGCGATGGCTGCAGTGGTCCAGGCGTACATAGATAGCTACGCTTCATCACTCTCTCCAGAACAGATACTGGCCGCCCAATGGACTAAAGACTCAATATCGAGGACGGTAGTGCACGACAACATGGGGACGGGGACCACCTACGATTCAAAAGGTACTTTGATGTCAGGGTGGCGACTCACAACGTATATTAACTCAGTCTTGAATTACATCTACACGCAGAAGTTAGTTGCCAGATGTATGACGACCGTGCGCTCTGTACACAACGGTGATGACGTACTGGCCGGAATCACGAACATGAAAGTGTGCACCAGAATCGTCCGCAATGCAGAACGGTACAATATACGTCTCCAGCGGAAGAAGTGTGCCTTCGGCGGGTTGGCTGAGTTTTTACGTGTCGACCACATGCGCGGTTCTGGCGGTCAGTATCTTTCTCGGAACGTGGCAACGCTTATGCACTCCAGGATAGAATCCAAACTGGCCGTGAGTATTGTAGACGTGGTTGACTCGATGGAAGCACGGCTGGCCGAGTTCGTGGAACGAGGCGGTGACAGGTTAGTGGCAGCTAATCTACGTCACAATTATTATGAACGTATGGCGGAGGCATATGGTCAGACCACCGAAGATCTTTATACGATCAAGGTGACACACAGGGTAGCCGGTGGGATTTCTGAACGTCCCGACGCTCCTGTAAAACAGAGAATAGTTCAGGAAGAAGTGACTCATGAAGTAGAGTTACCTCAGAAGATGCCAGGTATTACTGACTACTCCCTGGCATTACGACGAAGTCTAGACCTTAAGGTCGACGTGGCTGTCGTCGTCAAGCGAGTTAAGCAAGCGACACTCAACGCTGTTCAAATGGTACGCAGGTACCACGCTGTCGTCACGAACGACAGAGAACAGCAGTACATGGTGTATAGGGCGCTTAACGGGGCTTACTCAGACATCGCTAGCATGCCGCTCTTCGGAAAGGCTATGTTAACAGGTTTCGTATTCGACGTATTGTCACGATCCCATGAGGCTACAGCACTCAGCAGACTGCTAAGTAGCTCACGAGATCCAAT